CACCTGCTGCATAATTTAAAAAGTATTTATTACCATCTACTTCTCCAACTTTTTTCATTATACTAAATACTCTAAGAGCTTCTAAATCTACAATATCATTTTCAAGTTCTTTACCAAGTTCAGTATTACTTTTTCTTTTTGTAGAAACTAATGTATTTTCAGCTAATCCATAATTATGATTTAAATCAATCATAGATTTATTTCCAACATGACTATTAATATCCATTACAGATAAACTTTCGTTTAAATGAATGTTATCTAAAAAAGAAGCATTATCAGTTAAGAAATCTTTTCTTGTTGTATTCCATCCATCAAGAGCTTGTTGATCTTGCATTGCATTATAGTTAGTTGTAGCATAAGACATATTTGCAAGATTTTTTCCTGCAAGAATATTTTGAGCTACATTTTTATAAGCTGTTGGAGTATTTGCTAAAGTAGTTTTAGAATAACTATCTATAGCATTTCTCATACCATCTGGATCAAATTTAAACTTATCTCTTAAATTTAAATAATGATCTCTTGATTGTTGATTAAATTGAAACTGCCAACTAGCATTTGCATCTGCTTCTGCTTTTTTTCTAAAAGCATCAATTGCTTCTGATACAGGTTTAGCAATTGTAGCAGATATTGTTGTATCTGGAAATTTAGGTATTCCAATATTATCAGCTACAGATGATTTTAAATTAACTGTTTTTTTTCCTGTTTTTAATGCCATTAACTTGATCCTTCAGTTGCGCTTCTTATACCACCTATTTTAGTAGTATCACTATCTAAACCATATTGACCTTTTGGAGTTTTATATGATGAAGCATAAGCTGCTGTTTTAAAACCTGCAGCTGCTATACTTGCATAAGCTCCATACTCTTGTGCTTTACCCATAACTTTAGTTGTGTATATAGCAGATTCTAATTTACCTTCACCTCTTAAAGTATTAATTCTAATATTATTAATATCTCTTTGAGCAATACGATCTACTTCAGATTGGATAGCTAAGAAACTTCTACTATCATCAGAATAACCAGAACCTGCAACAATAGCTAAATTTTGTTTTCGCTTTCTTGCTGCTTCTTCCATAACATCATTAGCATCTTGCAAACCTTTTAATTGGTTAGCTTTTTTTTCTGATTCATAATATTGAATCTGAGCTTTGTTTGCTGCTTTTTGTTGTTGTACTTGTTGATATGTACCAACAGCTTGTACAGCAAAACTAGCAACAGCTAATGTAACAGGATCAGCACTCATGCAAATACGACCTCCACAGACATTCCTAATATTTTAATTGGTAATGGATCATCTTGAGATAATGTAACAGTTGGACTTTTATCATATCCCAAAAAGAAAAATTCTTTTTTTTCAGTAACAGGTGTGAGGTCAGAACCACCAGTAAAATTAACTTGTTGGACTACTAAAGATTTAGAGGTATTGTCAGCAGCTTTGACAGTTAAATCTAAAGCAGAGTTAAGATCAATGATGGCTCTTGAAATTCTTCTAGGTAAACCAGTTAATGGCCCTTCAGCTAATTCTTTATCAATTGGCATAGTTTCAATTATTGGTGTGTAATTAAATCCTACATTTACACCAGATGCTCTTGGTGTATTTAAAGTAATAGTATCAGATGCCGAAACAGTAAACGCACCTAATGAACTATTTCCTTCAACAGCGTTAATAGATTCATTTGTATATATACCATTTACATTATGTAAAAAACCTTTAACTAAAGTTATTACTGCATTATCTGCAGGAGTTGCTGCTAAATTTTTGTCTAAATTAAGATTATAAGATCCACCACCATTATTAGTAACAGCTTGTATTATATATTCAGTTGAATCACCTGCAATTGTAAATGTTTCATTAATTTGTGGATCTGAAGTAAATCCATCAACAGCTAATACAGATCCTGTTTGACTACCACCATTTACTAATGGCGTACCTCTTTGATTTACTGTTGATGTAGTTTTCATATCTAATGTATTACTATCATCATCCGCAAATAATTCTAGCGTATAAACTGTTGTATTATCTAATACTCTTTTAACAATACATACTAAATATTCATTTAATGAAATAATAGAATGAAAATAATCATTATTTCTAGTTTCCCATAAACTCCAACCTGCAATTTTTTCATCTCTTACAGAATGAAATACAGCTAATCTACCAGGATAAGTTGAACCATTATTTAAAAAGAAAGCATATTGTTCTGGTCTAGTAAAGTTACCTTTAATAACTGCTATTTGTTTTGGACTATCAATTAAATGTTGAGCAAGAATAGATACAGATGTAGATTTATATCCATCTTCTATATCAGAATAAATAAACTCTCTTACAGATTTACCATTCTTTTGAACAAAACCTGCTGCTTGATCAAACATAACTGGAGCTGTTCTGCTAATACCATAAGGTGTTTGTCTTAATACAGATACGTTTGCAGGAGTTATAGTATTATCATTTGCTCTTGGAATATAATATTCACCACCATCTGTAAATACTTGTAAATCTTTTCCAGATAGCATATGTCTAACTTCATTAACTTCAGAACCTGCAATATCTAAATCAATTGATTCATCTGCTGCACCTGTTCCAACATCAAAATTAAAATATTCAGATATTCTTGATGCTAATATTCCAGCAGGTCTAGATTTTAATCCACCTAACCATAATCTATTATTATGAAATGTTACTGCTTGAGGATAACCTCTAGCTGGAGAAATAGCTTCTTCTTTCCAATTATAATGTGGGCCAGTTCCATTAATACCAGCTTCTATAATTGTTGCAGTAACAACTGTTGAAGAAGTATATCCTGTAATTTGTAATTGTTTATCATCAACTAATAAATAACTACCAACATAACTAGATGTAAAAAATCCAACACTTGAAGTAACAGTTCTACCAGTACCAGTAGCATCAGTTGATAATGTTAATGTTGTATTACCATCTTCATATTTATAAAATGGTGTTGCTTTTTTATATGATCCAGAAACTACTATATCTTCTTCAATATCAAAATCAAATGCAGTAACAGTAAATGTTGATGCAGAAGATCTAAATATTTTTCTAGTTGGATTATCTCGATGAGTTATAAATATTGTATCTCCAAATTGAGCATAATTTAATTCAAACAATTGAGCTGTAGTCCAATTGCAGTTTGTAGTATAATTAGAAACAATTGCAGTACCACTTATATTGTAAACATCCATTCTATTATTAGATAAAACAATAATAGCTATTTCATCATCAGAAAATACAAATGGAATTATTCTACTTTCAGCAGCTAATGTAGCTAAATAAGAAGTTCCTGGTCTTCTCATTATTCCACCTTCTGCAAGTAAAGCAAAATTTCTACATTGTTTTGCACCATTATTATAAGCAGGAGTATCTATTCTGTTAGCTAATAAAGGATTAATCTCTCCAGAAGAAAAATTTGTTAATACAGTTTTTAATGTTCTTGCCATTATACATCAGTTCTCGTAGAATTTCTTAAGTTTATAAATCTAGAAGTATCAAGTTTTCTAGTTGTTACTTCAGAAGTATCTATGTTTTTAGATATTAAAAATTGTCTATCAGCTAATGCTTTAAACTCTCTAATCATTCCTGCATCTCTTGCAACTGATCCTGCAAATATAGAAGCTAATTCATATTCTAATGCTACTCTAAAATGAGCAGGAAAATAATCTTCTTCAACTCTATAAATATAATCTAATATAAGTGCATGATTAGCTCCATAAGTATTTACATAGATCATATCTTTGTATCTAGTATATGGAATAACATAATCATTAACTGTAATTGTTATAATTTGTAAAACGCTTGGATCAGCTGGTAACTGATAAGCATATTCATATCTGCCTGTTGGTGCTGTAGCTAATAAAGATAATTGTTTTTGATTGGTAGCAAATTTCCATCTATGTCTAGTCAATGAAGATTGAACAATATCTTCATAAACATTTGAGGCAACTAAAGCTTCTGTACTACCATCTGAAAAAGAAGATATAGGTTGAGCACCTATCATTACTAAAGCTCTTGCACATATATCTACTTTTGATGTT